TACGAACGACCTTGGGTCCATATCCATTGACCTGATGGCGTTGTTTGAGGCCGATAAGTCTAGCCGCTCTGACTGGGAGCAGATGTACTCGAAGGGACTTGAGCTGCTGGGCCTGAAGATCGAAGAGCGCACCAAACCCTTCCGGGGCGCGGCAGGGGCTGTACACCCCATGCTGACAGAGGCGATTGTGCAGTTTCAAGCGCAGGCGTTCAAGGAGCTGATGCCCGCCGGTGGGCCCGTGCGTACCCAGACTGTGGGTAAAGAGACAATGGACAAAGTCCAACAAGCCTCTCGCGTACAGGACTTCATGAATTATCAGATCACGACGGTGATGAAGGAGTACACACCGGAGTTCGATCAGCTTCTTTTCTACACCGGCTACGGCGGCTCGACCTTCAAGAAGGTCTACTACGACGCGCAGGTAGGCCGAATGGTCAGCAGACTGGTGCTGCCTGACGACATGTACATCCCCTACAACGGTTCAAGCGTTATTTCCGAGTGCCCACGCCTGACTCACCGCATTTCGATGGACTCTAACGAGTTCAGAAAGCGCGTGGTGGCCGGTGAGTATCTGGACGTTGACGTAGAAGCCGAGATGTCACCTTCTGACGCAAGTCAGATCCAGTATTCTATTGATAAAGCCACAGGCGTTGTGCAGACAGGCGCACCTGAAGAGATATTCCTGTTGGAATTTCAAGTGGCGTTGGACATTCCCGGCTTTGAAGACATGGATGAGGACGGGGAACCCACGGGAATCCGCCTTCCTTACGTGGTCACGCTGGATGAGACCAGCTCACGGGTCGTCGGTGTACGCCGAAACTGGGTAGAAGGCGACGAATTGAAGTGCCGCCGCGAATATTTCGTACATTACGTGTTGGTGGAGGGCCTTGGGGCCTACGGTTTAGGGTTTGTTCACCTGATTGGGGGACTTTCCAAGACCGCCACCAGCGCATTACGTCAATTATTGGACGCAGGCACCCTGTCTAACCTCCCTGCAGGCTTTAAAGCCAAGGGCGCAAGGATCGCAGACGACGACAGTCCGATCCAACCGGGCGAATGGCGTGATATTGACGCGGGTGGGGCAGAACTGGCGGCATCATTGCTGCCGTTACCCTACAAAGAGCCCTCCCAGACCCTGTTTCAGCTACTAGGGTTCACGGTTGAGGCTGGAAAACGTCTTGCCAGCACGGCAGACATGCAGGTGGGGGACGGAAATCAGCAGGCAGCAGTCGGAACGACGATTGCTCTGCTTGAGCGTGGCTCGATGGTGATGTCGGCCATCCACAAGCGCCTGTATTACGCGCAGACCCAAGAGTTTGAGATGCTGGCCAAGGGGTTTGGCGAGTATCTGCCGGACGAATACCCGTATGACGTGCCCGGTGCGAGTCGCAAGATCAAGAAAGCCGACTTTAACAACATGGTTGCCGTGTTGCCGGTGGCCGATCCGAACATTTTCTCTGCGGCCCAACGCATTACCTTGGCCCAGACCCAGTTGCAGCTGGCGCAGAGTGCGCCGCAGATGCACAACATGTACGAGGCGTACTATCGGGTGTATGCGGCGCTGAATGTGCGCGACATTGACGGTATTTTACGCGCTCAGAGCAACCAGCTGCCAAAAGACCCTGCCACCGAGAACGCCGACGTGATGGAAGGGATGGAGCTGAAGGCATTTGCAGGGCAGCAGCACGACGCACACATCGCGTCGCACCTGATGATGGGGCTTTCCCCGTTAATGCAGGCAAACCCCGCTGGCGGCGTCCTTTTGTACAAGCACCTCATGCAGCACCTGCGTTTGAAAGCTGAAGAGGACGCAGAAGCGGAGTTGTTTATGACTTACGGCAATGATCCAGACGCGATGGTGTCAGATCTGCAGCGTGAGGGTCTGGTATCGATTAAAATTGCGGAAAACATGCAAGCGATGCGCACTCTGCAGGATCAGTTAGCCAATCCCGGTGGCGGTGGGCAAGATCCGATAGTGGCGTTGAAGGCGCAGGAGCTGGAGCAGCGTGCAGCGAACGATCAAGCCAATATCCAGCTCAAGCAGCAGGGTTTGCAGATCGATCAGGCCAAAGTGGCGCAGAACCAGCAGGCCAATCAGGAAAGGATTGCGTCCCAGCAGAAGATCGCGCAAATGCGTACCGGCGTAGCGCTAGAACGCATTAATAAACCGCGTAACGGAGGGTAAGATGCCGCTTAAAAAGGGTTCTAGTGCCAAGACCGTCAGCCGAAACATTGGTGAACTGATGGGTGCCTTTAAAGACAAGGGTAAGATCGGCGAGAGCAGGCCCAAGAGCAAGGGTAAAGCTCAGAAGCAAGCTGTGGCTATCGCACTGTCGCTTTCAGGCAAGTCGAACAAGATGCGAGACGGTGGCAAGGTGATAAGCACGCCCAAAGGCGTTCAAGGCCCTGCGCGTACCGTTAAAAAGCGTGACGGAAATATACCAGTAAAGATATACTAAAGTCGTTTTTAGCCTCCAGACAGTGGCCTAACTGTCTGCTATTTCATGGGAATTACCATGCTTGAATTTGCAGAAAAAGTACTGCGAGAGCTTAGGAAATTACAACAGGACTCGGAAGCGATTGTGCTTAACGGCACTATTGCAGACATGGAGCGTTACCGCTTCATGATGGGTCGTCTGGAAGGCATAAAATTAGTAGAAGAACTTATAAAGCATGAGCTGAGTAAGAGGTCTACGGATGATTTTTAACCACCAGAGGACGTGTAATGGAACAACCTAAGTTGACCGCACTTGAAGAAAAGCGCAGGGATAAAATAGCAAATACCCCTCCCACGCTCGATGATGCTTACGACGAAGACGGAAACGTGGACATTACTAATATCCACGCGGACGTGCTTGATAGAGTCCCCTGCCCTACTGGCTGGCGCATCGCCATTCTCCCCTACCGAGGCGCAAAAACCTCCAAAGGCGGCATCCTGCTTTCCGAAGAAACCCAAAAGCGCACACAGTTGGCGACCAACTGCGGCTATGTGTTGCGTGTGGGCGATCTAGCTTACTCCGACGAGACCAAGTTCCCAGCAGGACCTTGGTGTGAGGTGGGGGATTGGATCATCTTTGGTAGGTACGCAGGTTCCCGTATTCAAATTGATGGGGGCGAAATCCGGTTGTTAAACGATGACGAAGTCTTGGGGATAATCAACGACCCTAAAGACGTTCTGCACATGTAAAGGGGAAAACTATGAGTGGCGAAGACTTGGATTTTAAAATTGGGGAAGATGAAGAACCCGCAACGGTTGAGATGGACGACAACGGTGAGAACGCCGTTGTAACAGACAAAGAAGAAGCGCCTTTGGAGACATCGCCTGTCAAAAAAGATGAGCTTGATCAGTACGGCGATAAGGTCCAGAAGCGCATCGATAAACTGACGGGCCGTCTGCGTGAGACCCAACGCCGAGAAGAAGCGGCTATTGAGTATGCGCGTAATCTGCAGCAACGGGCGGACGAGCTAGAGCAGCGATTCCAGCGCACGGATGCGGACCGGCTGATTGAGGCCAAGGGCCGCATCGATACGCAGATGATTACGCTCAAGCAAATCATCAAGAAGGCGCGGGAAGAGTACGACATTGACACAGAGACGGAGGCGCAGCAGCGTCTTACCTCCATGATGATGGACCAGCAGCGCGTGAGCGATGCCACGGAGTACCGCCAGCAAGCGCTGTCTAGGCAGCAGCAGGCTCCGCAGCAGCAGGCATACCAGCCGCAGACACAGCAACAGCAGTACGTTGCGCCCAAGGCTCCAATAGATCAGCAGGCGGAGGACTGGGCAGAACGTAACCCGTGGTTTGGTACAAATACTGTAATGACAGGGGCTGTGAAGGGTATACACCTTGACTTAATACAAAAAGAAGGATTTGACCCCCAGTCAGAAGAGTACTATGATGAAATTGACCGTAGAATGCGTAATATTTTCCCAAAAGAAACTAGGCCGCATACTACAAACCAAGACAACAGAAACGCCCGTCCCGTGCAGACGGTCGCCCCTGCAACCCGCTCGTCGGGAGTAAATAATTCTGCACGCCGGACGGTTAAACTGAGCGCAAGCCAAGTTGCAATCGCAAAAAGACTGAATGTCCCTCTCGAAGAATACGCTAAGTACGTAAAGGAGTAATAACATGACTGACGCACCAGAAGTCCCAAGATTAAATCGTAGTCCCCGCACGGCGGAAACCCGTGAAGTCACTGCGCGGCGCAAAGCATGGGCACCTCCCTCACGTTTAGATGCACCTCCTGCTCCTGCTGGATATAGACATCGCTGGATACGGGCTGAGGCCGGTGGAATGGATGACCGCATGAACGTCTCAGCAAAACTCCGTGAGGGGTATGAGCTGGTGCGCTCAGACGAGCACCCGGACTTCCTTGGGCAAAGTCCTGAAGAAGGTAGAAACGCTGGTATTATCAGCGTAGGTAGCCTTTTGCTGGCGAGAATCCCTGATGAAACAGCTGAGGAGCGCAGGAAATATTATTCAGAGCGCACTCAAGACCAAATAAAGGCCGTTGATAACGACCTGTTGAAGACGAACGCACACTCGTCAATGAAGATTAACAGGCCGGAAAGACAGTCACGTGTAAGCATTGGCGGGCAAGACTCCTCCAAATAACTCACTTAAAGGACATATAGCATGGCTAACGTAAACAACCCCTATGGCCTTCGGGCTCTAGGAAACCTGTCCGCCACTGGCGCACAGAAGCAGTACGCTTATACCATTAACGACAACCAAGC